ACCAAACAACGTTTTGGCTATTTGCCCATTGGCTTTGGCCTTACCTAAGTCCAACTCGGTGCGGTAATACTTGCGTAAAGTCTTGTCGTCTATGCCCACAAGAATGGCTATTTGCTCATGCGGCAAGCCTAATCCGCTGGTGCTTTCAACCATCCTGCGAGTCTCATCGGTTGGCTTATGAGCCTTTTGTGGAATTACTGGCATCTTTTATATAGGGGAACTCGTTACGTTAGTTTAACATTTAACCATTGATTGCACACTGCTTTTGCCACTTGTTCTGTCATTTTTGGCGGTACTGACATGCCAATCATATATTTACCAATTTTATTATTTTTTGTTTTGTAATCATCAGGAAACGATCCAAGCCTAACATATTCTCTAAATGTTAAATGTCTTGGTTCTTTCCAATGTTTAAACATCGTATGAGTTGCCGTCAATGTTAAGGATGGCGCATTTGAATCAAGTTTTTTTGAATTCCATAATTTGACAGGTTTTCCTGTGCGTTTTACAGCATCTCCATAGTCTTCACCAGGTCGTGTTTTTGGCCACCAGATTAAATCTGTGTTAGCTGTAAATTTAACTTCCTCCCATTCGGCAGCAGTTATTTTTAAATCTTTTGTAGCATCTTCGCAATTAATCCATTGATGTGTAGGCGATAATTTTAATGGCGGCATATCAATATCATTTCGTATGGCACAGAAAAAAACTCTTTCCCGTCTTTGAGGCACGCCACAATCCGCAGAATTTAAAAGAAACAATTGCGGTCGATAACCAATTTTCTTAAATCTGGCCATGATCATTTTTGTATAACCCTTAGCATTGCCAATCAACATCCCTTTTACGTTTTCAGCAATAGCTACCTTAGGTTTTAGTTTTTCAACTAAATCAAGATAATCAAAAAATAAATCAGATAATACTTGTTTTGCTTGGCCTTCTCTAAAATGTTTGTCTTTACCCCAAGCTTTTTCTCGGCTGCCGGCCATGCTAAATGTTGAACAAGGAGGAGAACCATCAAGAATATCTAAATTGTAAAGCTCTTCTGGCAATTCCTTTTCTAATAATTCACCAATTGGACAAAGGAAATAATGCTTTGGATCAATATTTAATTTGTAATGCCAGGCCATCTCAGGATCAATGTCATTTGCCGCAATAACTTCACAACCGGCACGTTTGTAACCCATACTTGATCCGCCGCCACAAGCAAATGTACTCATGACTTTAATGCCGTTTTTAGGCACATTGGCCAATTCAGATAAAGTCCATGCACAATCAGGTTTTTGCATCAAATTCAAATCCGCATTTTGGACATTTGCAATTCATATCATATTCATCAGGGTCAATTTCTTCGGTATTTGATTTTAATTCTTTAATTTGTTCATCAAATAGATCAGATAATTCGATGGCATCAAATCCCAATAATTCAATATTGAAATTAGCACTTTGTAATGATCCTAATTCAATAGATAATATTTCGTTATCCCAACCAGCATTGAGCGCCAATTTATTGTCGGCAATGATGTAGGCTTTTTTTTGGGTTTCGGTTAGGTCTGCTAGCTCTATGGTGGGTACTTCCTTGTAGCCCAGCTTTCTTGCCGCTAATAGCCTGCCGTGACCTGCAATGATGCTGTTGTCGCCATCCACCAATATTGGGTTAGTCCAGCCAAACTCTTTAATGCTTGCCGCTATTTGTGCCACTTGCTCATCGCTGTGGGTTCGGCTGTTGTTGATGTAGGGTATTAGGCTGTCAACCTTTTTTTGGGTAATCTTCATTCGGTTGGCATCGGATACCGCAATTCCTGCGGGGTTGCAAATGGGCTTTGGCCTGCGCCTATGCGTTGCTGGGCGTAGTCTTGTGCTTTCTTGTAAATCTCTGGCGTTGGCTTTAATCCCATCCTTAACAGATCAATCTCCTGTTTGTTAAGGGTTGGCACTAGTAATGGGTGTGAAACCATTCTGCCGTCTTGTTCATAGGCGCTTGAAAACTCAGTCATTGCGCCGCCTTGGTTTACAGGTATCTCACCAAAATACCCTTTACCCTTAAATGTGCCTTGGGACATATTTTGCCCTTGCTCCAAATACCTTGCGCCAGACAAGCCAGGCTCACGGCTAAGGGCTTGTGCTAACAGGCTGTAATCAGGCTTTACTTGGTAATCATGCATCTGCAACCTCTCGCATTTTGATCACTTTGGTTAACGTTGTTTGGGATTCTTTTTAATGCCGTAATTGTAATCCGGTTGCATATTCCAGTTTTTTTCACTTTGCCTTACTTTACCGCCAAGCCCCTCAATCAAAGCTCTCATACGCAAGATTCTTAAATCATCCGCATTTTTTGCGGCAGCATACCGTGACGCATAATCGAAATCTGGAAATTCCTCAGACGCTTTTAAAACAGGCTTAACAATCCCTTGATCAATAGCAATGTTGCCCATTTTCCGAAATGGCAGCACCGAATCCAACCCAGTTTGCAAGGCAGGGGCAGCAGTGTTTTTAAGAAAGTCTTTAGCCCCACTTAAAATTTGATCCAACTTTGACGGCTCATCAAACATTTTTGATAGGTCAACATTATCACTATCGTTAAACATTCCCAGCAAGTCAGGTGTGGTCGCCGTCTTACCGTTTTTCAACGCAATCAGCGTATTGGGCGTAATCGGGTCGGTATCTTGCCCATACCTACCACCCAGCGCCGCAACTAGTTCACGATAATCAGCCATCGACCAGCTCCCTCATTTTGATTAAGCCGTTAAGCATTCTGCTCTTAGTATTGTGCCACTGCTTGCTGAAATCACAGTCTTGATAATAGTCAAACTCAGGTATGCCCAGCGTGTAATGGGCAATCTTGGCGTTTTTGTTTGTTTGCTCACCGATTAACACGTTCCATTCTTTCGGTAGCTCACCGATAAGTGTTTCGGGCAACCAACCGAAACGATGCAGGTCAGCGCCTGTCTGGTCGTCTACAAATTCCGGTGTCAGCACCTTGTTTCTTGGGTGTTCGCAATTCCAAAGTATTAAACTTGACCAGTTCTTTCGAGGGTAGTCCCGATTCGCCGCTTCCATCGGTGTACCGATATATTTCTTTGGGTGCTTGGTCTGGTATTCATGCTTGACCACCTGCACCGCCTTGGTTGGGTCGAATAGCTTGCTCAAGTCGTCAATGTTTGCCAGCATCAGCATATCACTTGCGTCTAAGAATATTGCCCTGCCGCTGAACTTGGTGAAGTAGGGTACAAGAAACCGCTGGTAGGTGAATGCGTTTGTGCCGTCTCGCTGTGAGCCGTACAGAGGTGTTATGGCGACCGGCTCGCTGGTGCGCTCAATCAGGCTCTGGCAAAACACATGGTAGCCAACAGCCTCCCGAGGGTCATAGCCAGCAAATATCCTGATCATTTTTTCCCTTAAAAAGTTTGTTAGCTACACACTCCGCAGATACTGCGCTACTTGTCCGCAATTCAACTGTTTCGGGCGGCGTTTTCACTAACACGGCTGGGGACTATGTCGGGCGGGGCAATTCTGGAACGTCTTCCATCAGTTCGCTTACCGTTTGCCACAATCCCCATGCGTGTAAGCTCCAAAAAAAAAGAGGGTCACTGACCCTCTAAAGGAGACAACTGCGCTTCTATTATAGGCATAGGAACGTCAGTAGGCCATATTCCTTGTTCACAAAGTTTTGCAACCGTTTGGTTATGCGCCAAGTACCACATTAACCGCCGTTCATCCTTGGTCAAGTCTTTGCCCTGGTCAACCTCGTAATGGCATTTGAGGCACAACGCAGCCACCAGATTGTCGTCAGCCTTAACGCCCCGACCCTTGCCACCGCCCCAGTTTGTGTGCGCTGCCTGCACCATGTTGCCCGACCCGCAGGCTTGGCAGTCAAGCCCCGCCACCAGTTTCAGCAGTTTTTTTGATCTGACGTACTCGTGTTTTTGAAACAATTATTGTCTCCAATGTGGTGAATCGGTGCTCGTTAGCGCATTCCAGCCGCCGCCTGCGCGTGTTGCCGGTGCTTGTTCGGGTTTCTTTGACTATTGTCCATGTGCCGCATTCTGGGCATCTCATTCCTCAAGCGCTCTGAACTTAACGCCTTGCTGTGCGCCAAACATGGTGGATAACTCAATCAGCTCGTTCATTTCTGCAATGCTCATGTTGCTTGTCCTAGCTCCAATGACCACAAAACCACCCTCGATGCCTGGCACAATCTTTTGCTTTTTTAGCCCCGCCGTCAATACGTCTTTCCACTCATACTTGTCCAGCTTTAAACCATGCCAGATTACCTGTTGGGCAATATCCTCAAGATTAGCCCACATCAGTCGGTTTTGCTCAAGGCTTCTCACTTAATCACTCCGATCATTTTTAAAGCTCCGTCAGGGCTGTCAATCCTTGCCAGCGTACCTCCGCACCAATTTTCAAAAAAGTTGCGCTGTAACGGTGTAAAACGGCTTTTGGCGTTACGTTTGATCTCAACTAGAAACGTGTACGATTTGTACCCCACTAGAAGATCAACCGGCAAGCCAATAATCCAAACATAAGCGCCAGCCGCCCTTAACGTGCTGACTATGGCATCTTGGTTACTGTCCACTTTGGCTGCGTATCTCATTCATGCGCTTTCGTAAGTCATCAGCAGCTTTCTGCCCACGCCGCTTCACTACGTCTGATAAGGTTTGCAACCACCAGGCTGATGCTGCGGCTTTGCCCGCTTCCCGAGTTTTCTTCCTGTAGCGCCTGATCCAATCCTTGGCTTCGGTCTGGCGCAAGGTCTCCAGCATCAATAAGCGCTGTTTGGATGACAGATTGGCTAAATTCTTCGCCGTCTTTAAGTCGGCTGAGGATTGAGTTTGCAACAAGTCTTTCATGCGTCATCTGCGACCCCGCAACGCATCCAGGCGGGCTTTTATTTCCGCAGGCATCGGCACTGCCCTTGCGCTTTCTTCTGCCAGCTTGTCCAAAATATGGACAGTTTTTTTAATCTCAGGTATTTCAGCGCCATCCCAACGCCGTTGGTTAAGGTAAACAGCGGGTGAGGGTATATATGCGCCGCCGTCTTTACGCCACTGGTCGGTAGTTTTCATCCATTCAATGTGCTTAATTATTTGGTCAGCACAGCTATCACAATAATACTTTTCCCACCGCTTTAAGCAATCAGACTTACCGCCCTTGCGAGTACTGACAGGCCATACTGCCCAGAATTGTTCAAAGTTTGTCATCTTTTTCCCCAAAATAAGCCTCGTGAATCAAGTCATCTATGTGCAATTCAGCCAATGCTTTAAATTTTTCACTGTGA